ATACTGATATTTACAATGGCATTCTTTCCGATATGTATGGGGTGCCAAACAACCAAAGTAGTAATACCCAAAATCTATTGCCCATCCCCAGTAAAACCAGTACCAACCTTGATAGACAGAAATAAAACAACCGTAATCTGCAATAAGATTACGGCTGTATGTTATCAGTGTTTGGATGAGGAGACCATAAAAGCACAGCTTTATGATCTTAAAGCTGTCGGTGAATACATGAGAGCATTGGAAGCTACCATCCAATGCTATGAGAATGCTCTTGTACCACCTAAATGAACTGTTTAAGTCTTGCTATCTCTTCGAGGTCGGCTACTTTTAATCCTTGTCTATGCTCAATGGTAGCTATGAAGTTGCTGGCTTCAAGCAAGCTTTCATAAGAACCGGTATCTAACCAAGCAATTCCTCGGGGCATTATTTCCAATCTCAAACGGTCTTCATCCATATATTTCTTTATGAGGTCAATTATCTCGGACTCTCCACGGGCAGACTTCTTCAATGTTCTGGCTTTTTCTGGGGCAGAACCATCAAAGAAGTAAATTCCCGGAACAGCTATGTTCGATTTGGGTTCCTTGGGTTTCTCTTCGATACTGAGGATATGACCGTCATTGTCAATTTCAATAACTCCGTAATCTTGTGGATTACTAACATGGTATCCGAATACGATGGCACCTTTAAACAAAGAGGTGCAGTTCTCTGTTAATCCCGTCATCCCCGAACCAAAGAACAAGTTGTCTCCGAGAATAAGACAAGAACTACCTCCGTCAAGGTACGGTTCAGCCAGAATCAAAGCTTGAGCAATTCCCTCTGGTTTACTTTGTTCAATCCACCTTATGATCAGACCACATTTTGCATAGATGTCATTGAACAACCGTTTGAACGTCAAGGAATCCCTTGGGGTAGTAATTATCATTATTTCATGAATCCCCGCCAACATCAGAGTGGCTAAGGGGTAGTAAATCATTGGTTTGTTGAAAACCGGTAAGAGCTGTTTTGAGATTACTTTGGTGAGGGGGTAAAGTCTTGTACCAGCACCTCCAGCTAATATTATTCCTTTCACTCCAACCTCCTTAAAATATATCTAATTGTAGCTGATTAGAAAACCTACCCTTTCCTACAATCACTTTAACGGAATTCGTACCGTACAATTTCACAATGTTTTTCTGTTCAAGTTTGGCATACGTCGAAGCATAACCGGCAGTATTGGCTTTTGTAGTCCCTTTCGCAATCACTTCCCCAGTACTTCTGAGAATGATTAGATAATCAAAGTCCAGCAAGTTTCTTTCCATAGCTGGATCAAATATCACCGGAGTCCACCTCTTTGATAGTTGATACTCTATTGACCTGCTCCACTTCAAAAACCTTATCCGCTGATTCGATGATTTCAGGGATATGACTGTTTATCAGGAATTGTATGCCTAGTTTGTCACTCATATCCTTTATAATAAAGGAGACCTTTTGCTGTAGGTCTCGGGAGACAAACTTGGCTGGTTCATCCAAGTAGAAGAAGGGTTCATTAGGGTTTAATGACCATACAACCGGACGTAATGCAAGAGAAGCGATGTCTTTAGGTCCTCCGCCCGATACTTTCATCGGGGGACCTTCATTTTCTCCCTTTTTGAACAGCATTTCCGCTCCCGTCTTGCCTCTGCCCTTCTCAAATCTCAAGACAAATTCGTAAGGATCGGGGAAGACGGCGGCTAAGGCAAGACTCACCATCTGACTTACATAACCCTCTAAACTACTTTGTAAATCCTGGGCTACCACTTGAGCCACCATAACAGCTTTATCAAGGGTGGCTTTCTTCTTTGTAAGGACGGAGAGGGAATCCTCATACACTTTAATCTGCTTCTCCAGGAACTTCTTTCTCTCTTGCTTATCCTTAAGGAACTCTCCTGCTTTTTCGAGATCGGCAAATACTTTATCCATTACTCCTCCCACTTATAGTCGTTTTTCAAGATGCTATGCTCTGACCGAATCTCTTTTTCCAGGTCTGAAGAGGTTTTAACCAGTTCCTCTATCTGTTTCTCGGCTACTTCCAGAGACTTCATTCCATATTCTTTTTGCAGTCGGTTGAACAGCTCCTCTTTCCTTCCTTCTGCTTTAGATACTTCGTTCTTGGATATATCCACATCATCCTTCATCTTTTTTAACTCTGCCAGGATATCATTCATTTTCTTCCAAAGCCTCCGTCAATTCTTTTTGTACATCTATACTTACATCGTTTACTGGGTTCTTCATGTAAGCGGTGAGGATAATTGTGTAATCAAACAACCGATCTTCTTTGTTGGTTGTTCTATCCCTCATAGCCTTAACTTTTTCATAGTACTCTTCCAGCAATTCATTTTTTACCTGGGTCTTTTCGATCTTTCGGGCATCAAATACGTCTTCAGCTGGCTCGATGGGTACATCAATAATAGTCCATCTCGCTTCGGAGAGAGGATCCATCAAGACTGCCCTGGGCTTATGTTCCATCTGATCTGTTCTTGTCCGAACCAAACTTCCCATATTAAAGAGAACTTTATCCTTATCCCGTACAATAAATCCTTCATGATTGTCTCCAGACACGATCAGATCAAAGGGATTATCTTGGAGAAACCTATGAGCCACTTCGTAATTTCCCTGAGACGGATAAAGCTTCTTATTGTTTATGATCATTCGGTGGGTGACAAGTACGTTAATAGTGTGATCTCCATTGACGATCGGGGGTACGGGCCGATTAAAACCTGCTCCATAAAAAGCAATATCTCCTATGATATGAGGAGTTTCCCGGAGAATAATGATTCTATCAGGGAAAGCTTGGTTAAGAGCCAGTAGCGGAATCTTCTTTTCCCGCCGGTAACGAAGGTCATGCTGACCCGGAACAGTTAGTATCTTCACACTTGGATAAGAACGGATAAGACTCAATACCTCACCAAAGACATCATAAGGAGTTAGAGCTGTATCGAAGAAGTCTCCTGGTTGGACTATGATGGCATTTGCTTTGTGAGCCGTATTTAGAAGGAAGTCTACTTTCTCCAATACAGTAGCAAAAAAGTCTGGATCCGTTCTTTTCTCCGGTGTCTGATCTGTTATGTGCCAGTCACCTGTATTAAGTAGCATAGTCATTTCCTTTTAATTAATGAGGAGAGCGGGACCGAGGGGGTTTCTTTCCCGCTCTCCCCTGATCGAACTAACCCCCGAGAGGTTTAAGGGTTAGCCCGAATCTTAGCATAAGTGAAAATCTTCCTTAATAGGTTGTCCACAGAAGGGACAAACTTTATACTCCTTCACTTTTGATTCCAATAGTTTCTTTTGGTTTTCATATATTTTGGTCTTTTCTCCGACAGACTTCTCAGCCAGCTTTATGCTCACTACCAAAGACTGTAGGTTTCTGATGTTATTCTGGATCTTCTCTCGATCCGCGATCTTACTGGTAAGTTGGATAAGTCTGTTGTCCAATTCCTCAATTATTTCTTTTGCTTCCAGAATCTCTTCAGTTTCTTTGATGTCAGAAACCAGAACCGTGAGCTTTTCCTTCTTCGTATTTTTGTTCTGGAAAATCTCTACCTTCTCCATAAGAGTTAGGATTCTGCTTTCAAGCTTGGTTTTCTTTTTGAGTTTGTCAATATCTTCATTTACAATGCTTATTGCCACAAGGATTGAGCGTACTGAGCTGATGGTGCCCATGTTATTTTTATAAAGACGACTTCTTGCTTGCACTATATCAAATCTTCGCTGGAACTCGTCTAAATATGCGTACCCTTTGAATTCGGCTTGACTCTGTTTCAAGAGCTTTTCTGTAGACTTCTCCGATTCCCTGGTTGCTCTTATCTTCCCGTCCAGATTCTTAAACAGTCGGTCTATGATATTCCAACCCATCAAACCGTTGAACAGCTTTGCTACTTCACCGGGAGACGAGTTTTGAATGAGGAAGTAGGGAGCTTCCTGCTCCTGAACATTAATATCCGAGAGATTCAGGACTTCTGTTACTTCAGACGGGACATCTCTGGCTACAGCTTCTTGGAACTCCAGCTCTTTGTCATCCTTAGTTACGAAGTATCTGGTTGTTCCTTTCAATCGTGATTTACCCACTAGACTTCCATCTGTCTTGCAGATTGAGAAGCTTGTATGGGCTCCTTCGGGAGCATGCCAAGAATTGTAGACATCTCCCAATGGTCTATTTGTTCTTACCCATTCAACTCCACGTTGAATAGAAGTCTTTCCTTTATCAGACGGAGCTATTATGACATTCACTCCGGGGGAAAGCTCTAGGCAACCGTAAGAATAAGGTTGAAAAAATTCAAACTCCAGGAACTTAATCATTGCTTCCTCCTGAATAGCAATTCACTGGGCTCCAACCAGGTAAAGAAGTTGGTCAAAAGCATAATAACTATGCTATAGTCAAGGGTTTCTATGTGAATAAGAGGAGTCTCGATAGGCGGATTACCGAAGTAGTCCATCAGGTAGGAGAAATAATCGTATTCAAAGGCAATACATTTCTGTAGACGGGTTCTCCTAAATACTAGGATTGGTTCCCTTCCTGTATGGTTAGCTCCTTCCAAACATTGCAGCCAGAACTCCTCAAATACAGTTAATTTCTGTGTTGTGTCGATTAGGTCAAGAATGCACCAATTGGTGAGGACTTTCCTCTTATCCAATGCTTGTTTTCTCTTCTGGGAATAACCTGTTTTCAGCTCCACATGCCAGTTTCTTTCAACGATCTTTCCTTCATCGGCTGTGGCACACATATCCCCGAACTGACCCTCGGTCTCCTGTCCCGTTTTAGCTCTCGTCGTAGCCCGACCACCCGAAGAATCTGTTCTTCCGAAAAGATCACCACGAGCACCTTTACTCCAGAATCGGGAGAAACTTCCGCAAACTTCCCACTCAAAACTATTACCGTGTCTCTTGGGATTCATCAGATCACTCCTTAAATCTTGTAAATCTCTTCGGATTTATCAAGATTCTTTTTGATTTTTTCCATGGTCTTCTTTGCTGCATTCCTGCGTACCCGATCCAACTTATCATTGCTGAGATGCTTCTCCAGATCGGTCACAAGTTCCCTTAGAGGTTTCCCTACTTCAGTCCAAAAATTCTTATCCATTGATCCAATCCCTCTGATTTAAGAAATGAATGAAATCCATACTTCTGACACACATACATGAACCCTTCCAAAGAGAGGTTGTCATCCTCCTGAATAAAAAATGTATCTACTCCCGGGAAAGGTAGGGTCACCAACACTTGATTGCGTTCTATTATTTCTTTGTTCGACTTTATACTGTGGTAAGCTTTCGATGCCGGGGGAAGTACTCCGTCTACAAACTTCACGGCATTAGATACACCGATTCCCGGTACTCCTGGCACCCCGTCTGTCTTGCATCCCATTATGGCTTTTACTCTAGCCCATCTATGAGGTTTAATACTATACTCCTTGCGGAAATCCACTACTCCAAAAAAACTCTTTGTTTTGAGGGAATACATACTGACCTCTTCCCTCAAAAGTTGGTAAAGATCGTTGTCTGAGGACACTATTATGAATGGTCCAAGGTCATGCTGGACAATGCTGGCTATTATATCATCTCCTTCGTATCCTCTCTGACTATATATATTCTTAAACCCTATTGCGGGTAGGATATCCTTTCTTATGGTACTGAATTGAGAAAAGGCTATGGCATCCCTTTCTCTCTCTTCGTCGGTCTTTTCTTTTTGTATTCGGTTCTTCTTATAATCAGGAAATAAATTAGTGCGAAGGGATTCCGGAGAATCCCAGATGAAGCAAAACTCCCTACTCTGCAATACCTTTGCCAAAGAAAGAAGTTGCCACAGGAAACCGAAGATCACTCCCGTTTTCAATTCACTGTAGGTTAAATCTCCGGTTGTGTGTTTTGCCATATGGCAAATCATATTGCAGTCAAGGAGCATTTTCATTGACGTTTACCTCCCCCGAAAGGAAGTGGTTGAGGCATTTTATTGGTTATCTTCAGGGAAGAGGTTACTTCGATGTACGAGTTCCGAAGACCTCCGGGTGAAACATCATACCAAAATGTCTGTTCCATAAACCCTTTGGACAAGTGTATGACTTTCGGTAACCCGGGAAAAAGAAGGAACTGATGGGTGTCCGTTGTTGGGTTAGACTGTTGGACAATGGCAGGGCTAATTAATATAAAATTCCCTGTGGGAATACCATCTACTATTTCCTTTTCCAGTTTACCAATCACCATGTACTGTTTAATACTGACGATGATGTATTCCACGTTCTTTCCTTTCTTAGCGTTTTTTGGGTTTTCTAACTTCCTGGAACTCCCGAAAAATCATTTCCCAAGTATCAATAGTCCGTTCTCTTAATTTCTCTTCCAGGTTGTGATCTTCTATGTAATGAATGGCATCAATTATGGAGATATAGGTTCTGTCAATGACATCATAGGATTTTTGCCCCATCATCTCCTTGTAGTACTGAAGATTTGCCCGAAGATCGTCCACACCGTAATTATTCATGATGTAGATGGGGCATTTCCTATAGGAGATTCCTACGGAGTTTTTAACTACGGTTATTTCACTCTTTATTCCGATGGTTTCCTCTCGCTTTGATCCTCCTATGTTTTTACTCTTCTTTACAAAATGGTCTAACATTGGTTGTTTTACTGCTAATCGGATGGAAGCATAGAACGGTATACCCATCCCTCCTGGGGTGATGTCACCTCTCTCCCCTGCTCTTACCTGGTTGGTAAAGATCATCAGGATATTCTTGTCAACGATGCTTCTGGCATTCTTCCTCAATCCTTGGGAGAAGTCTTTAGCCCGCTGCTGACCACGTTTGTCTTCCTCTTCCATCTCCATTTCAGTGGATAAAGCTGCTATGGAATCCGAAGCAAAGACATTTATACTATCGGTATTTGTTTCCCAAGGGGTCAAATAATCATTGAACAGTTCCTTTACGGTGTCTGGTCGGTAATACTCAAACTTTTTGGATAAGTCAACTCCATAAATCCGGGTGTACTCCTTGTTAAGACGGGCTTCAGGATCGGTAAAACGGACCTTACCCCCATTGCTCTGGGCGGAGGCACATATTTCTGATAGGATGGCAGTTTTACCCAACCCTGCTCTCCCGTAAATTTCGACTAATAACCCACCGGGGATGCCCCCGCCCCTAATCACTTCTCCGCAAATACTCAAATCTAACAAAGTGGATCCTGTAGAGATAACCTGCTTGACTTCTACTCTGCGGTTCAGTAAAGAAACAATTTCATTGTCGGTGGGTTCCGCTATAGCCTTCTCAACCTCTTGGACATACCCCGCTTGTTCGCGGAGTATGTCCTCGTTGGTTGACCCTGGCTGATCATCTGGTCTTTTCTTGATCAAGCCCATTAGGATTTATGCCCTCCTTCTCACTAATGTCTTAGCAGGTTTCTCTTCGACTGGAGGTTTCTTTCCTTCTTTTTTATCCTTGCACTTTGCCCGAACCGGGCAATCATCACATTGCGTGTACTGATCAAAGTCGGCACCGAAGGCTGCTCCAAAGGGACAAGCCACTTCTTCCGATTCATCTGCGGGGAATATTGGGGCGTCCTCTTCCTTCTTCTGAAGAGCCGCAGTTTCTTTTGCTTCTGCTTCCGCTTTAGCTTTGGCTGCTGCTTCGGCCGCTGCTGCTGCTTCTGCTTTGGCTTTGGCATCTGCCTCTGCTTTTGCTTTGGCTTCTGCTTCCGCTTTTGCTTTGGCTGCTGCTTCTGCCTCGGCTTTAGAATTATCTGTTATTGCTTCGGGTTTCTTTTCAACTTCCGTCAATTTGGGTTTTCTGGTAGCTTCTGCTGCTTCCTGGGAATCCGGTGCAGCTTCGTAAGCATTCTCCCAGTACATATCGTAAATCTCGTCGTAGGTGAGTTCCTCAACCAAATCTTCCAGACAGTGAGCCTGTTCAAGAAAACTATCATCTATGGGACATCTTTCCTCAAATTCGAAAGCACTAAACTCGGTGTCTCTTCCCTTCCCTTGTTTATGGAAGGAAATAATGCAACCCTGATTGTGGTGTGCATAAAGAATTTTTCCACCGGTACGCTTCTTATTTGCCAGATTCTCCACTTCTTCTGAGAAGAGAACATAAGAGACTTCCCAAACCTGGACTCCCTTTGCTTCCTGGGAAGTGTCATCGTAACAAACTATGTTATAGATGGCTCTACGGGAAGCATTAAGTTTGGAAATTTCCTCTTTAGGAATGTCTTCTCCCTCACCTTGGCGCCGTTTGAGGTCTGCTTGATGCTGACATATGGGGCAAGGTTTCCGAAAAGTGAGATTAGGACAGAGGATCGAATCCTCATTTATACCGATTTGTCTGTGGGTAAATATCTCACATATAAAAGCAACCTGTCCAGGTTTTAGATTTTGGGGATTGTTCTCCCCGACGATATACGGGATAATTCTTGTTCTGTGATCGCCGTCTTTTGCTCCCCAGAAAGAGATGCCGGCTTTTTCTTCTGTCTTAAAGACTGATCTATAACGACCTTTCTCGTCCTTTCTTGCATAGCTTTCTTCTTGCCTTTGAGGTAACTCCTGATCATAGAGTGCCCTTCTTTGTTCTGCCGTTAATCCCATTACTACCTCCTTCATAATACTTTTTTAGTCTAAACCATGTGTGAAATACTGCGGTGGATCCTACTCTCAGTAGAGCCCACCAGGCAACCAAGATAAAGAGAAATCCGACAAGGATTTTAAAGGATTCTTGTATCATTCTGGTTGCCCTTTCTTTGTTAAACGCTGTTTCAAGTCGGGGTCTGCATTCAACATTTCCGTTTGTTCCCTTTTACCATTCTCCCGGGCAATGTCAGCAGCAGGTGACCATTTCGATCTACCTCCCCAATAATCACCTTTGTAAAGCTCAGTAAGAATATCCAGACTTTTTCTTCTGTGTTCTAGTACCTCCTTTCTTGCATTATTGATCATATTATATTGGTATGTAGCCTGAATGACATTTTTTGCTAAAGCCCGAATATTGTCATCCAGAATAATCTGTTCTTTTACCCAAGGTTCAGTAGGTTCTTTTTCGAGGTCCCACCCGTATTTCTCGGGGTCTTCTCTGATTTTTACCGAAAGTTTTGCCTTCTCATAAGCAAGTTCTTCTATACAGGACTGTTTGGTTCTTTCGGCTCGGGCTAAACGCTCTCCCCATATGTGGTATAAGTCTACTTGTTCGACTGCACACCGATCCAATTCATAGACATCAATATGTTTTTTGAGAGGGAAGTTCTTGTCCTCTTCGTCTCCCAGTTCCTCAAATTCTTCATCTCCCGGTAAATCTTTGTCGTCTGGCATAAGCAATTCACTTTCAAGCTTTTTTCTTTTATTATATCACATCTTTAAAATCGTCCGTTGGCAATCCTTAATCTTTCCACAACTCCACAAGATAAGTTGCTATGTGATCAGCCGCAATGATTGCAGCCAGAAGCTTGTTATCCTTCACGGCTTGCTTGTATGCCATCCCTGAAGGATACCCGAAGTGGATACCGGGGTCGAATCCCCCCATATGCCATCTTATAGCTAATGCCTCTTCCTCCGTAAGTTTAATATACTGTTGAAGGATAAAGACTGACTTCTCCCCGTGTCCGTAAGGAAACACTTCTTCCACACGGTAGAACTCCCGGAACTCCGGTTTAGCTCCAGTCTTTCCACCCTTGCACCACTCAATAAGCTTACTTGCGTATGCTTTCGTCATCTGATCTTGTGGAACCTTAAGCCCGTATCTGGCAATAGCTTCTTTTTGTGGGGTTGTCGCAGCTTCTTTATCCTCTAAGTAAGTTTCCATCTTGCAAATGTCATGGAGTAAACCGACTACTGCCATAGAGACTTTCATCTCCGGTCTTTCAATATAAGTAGTCGGTGCAAATCCTTCCATAACAAACTTAAGGGTTTCATACACCAGGACGGAATGTTCTACCAGTCCTCCTCGGTAGTTACTGTGGAACTTTGTGGACGCTGGGGCTGTGAAGAAATCCCTCTTTTGCAAGTGCTCCAGGAGTTTGTCTGCACCCGGTTTATTCGGTAAAATCATCTCTTTGTAGTGCTTCAGGAAATCATCTTTTATGGACATAACCTCCTCCTTATCTTATTTTTGTAGCCATGTAAAACATGTTGATTAGTTTGGGTATTCCTCCATCATAAGTATTATCTTCCATAATCTGAAGAATCATGGATACCCTATCGTTTGTTTTTGAGTTAAGAAGCACTTTGGAAAACCATCCCATAGCACCCCTCCGTATTTTCTCTGCATCATTAATGTTTGATGCCAAGGTGCTTACTCTTTTTCGGATAGCCTCCCAAGTGGTACCGTCCATCAGCTCTTTACAAATATCGGCTAGGTCTGCTTCCCCGATAGAAATGTTTTGCAGGACTTGAATAGCCATCTCCTCATTCTGAATGTCAATGACAGAATCAAGGGCCACCAGAGCATCTCGGGGGATACCTTCGGCAATACGAATTATCTCCCTAATGACTGCTATTGGGTAATCCGGTAGACCTTCTCTGGTAAGAACTCCGTCAAGTAACATCTTCATTTCCGTAGATAGAAGGGTCTTTACTAAGAATGGCATACAACGGCTTCGGACTGCCCCTTGTAGCTTCTCCGGATTTGTTGTACAGAGGGCAAAATACACATGCTGAGGAGGTTCTTCCAGAATCTTGAGAAGAGCATCCTGGGCACCTTTGATTTGTTCGTGTACTTCATCCAAGATGTAGAACTTAACGGGACTTGAGATCGGAGCATACACAGCGTTTTCCAGGATGTCCCGAACAGTGTCAATACCTTTAAGATTAGCCATGTTATACTCATAAAGGTCATCAACACTACACTTTAACTTGTGGGCAACAATTCTTGCCAATGTAGTCTTCCCACAACCCTTAGGTCCGTAAAACAACCAAGCATGGGGGAAGTCAAACTCTCTGGCAAAGATGCTTTCGAGACTGGTTAAAATGGCCTTGTTACCTATCATTTCTGTAAAGTCTGAGGGTCGGTACTTCAGTTGTAATGGCATTCACTCCTCCTTTGTTTTAATGTGTACTCCGTTCTAATCTAATCCGAAGTATTTTCCGCAGGTAGTGCAGAAGCAAGCTTCTCCTCCATCAGAACGAACTACTGGTTTAACTCTATGTATATGGATAATAACACCTAAGGAAAGGAACATTATTTTAATGGAACTTTTATCCCAAGTTCCCCCAATCCAAAGATTTTGGGGAATAAATACTGGACTGATCTTTAGACGTTCCTTCCACTTAATCATCCACCTTCTCCCGTTTCGTTTCACCACCTCTGGTAATCGCTATCATCGTTACTAATTTCCTGATACTTATATCCAAAAATAAAGAATACTGTACCATAACCATTACACAATGGACATTTGACCTTATTTTCAAAATACTGAGTGATGTCTGTATTGATTTGCCGGATTTTTTCTTTTCCTAAGCAAAACGGGCATTGAACTTCCTCATTCTGACAACTCCCACCTAAGAGTTTTTCATAATAATAAAAATCATCCCTGCCCAAATAAAAGGTATTGTTACCTTGTTTATGCTTTTTCTGCAACTGCTTAAATAATATCTCTTTCCGTTTCAACCTGTACGTCTGTTCTTCTTTAATTTCAGTTACAACCCGTTTCCACTCTTGATTGATTTCGTCTAGGATGCTCATCGCTCTCCCTTCCCTACCTTCTCCCGAATTGCAGTAGGCCAAAGATTAGGATGAAGACTCAGGACTTCTAAGGCAGCCTTCTGGGCTTCCTTTAAATTCGGAAAAGTCTTCAGTATGCGAAGTCTTACCCAACCAGGACCTTCAGGATTTTTCTTCCGGGCACTATAGTCCATTATGGAAACTGTCAAGGGTGTGTGATCTCCTACCTTAACCTTCTGAGGTACATAGCTGCTTTCGCAGAATATACAAGCGGCTATATATTCTTTCTCCTTATCGTAATAAGCTTCTGGCCAACCTCGATACCGACCCTTCCACTTATCTGTGAGAACTGGAAGGACCTGCCAATACAGTTTTTTCAACTCCTTCATAGACCTTCCTCCTCCTCGGCGGCTTGTTCCGCTTTTAGCTCCCTCGCCCATTCCTTTTTATGACTTCTGTAGTATTCTCTCCTTTGCTTGCGGTTCATTCCCTGCAATGCCGGGAGATACTTTTCGGGAATTTGTTTGTAGAATCTTGCCGTTATATCGCCTTCCCGCACCTTTGCTTCCACTGCTTCCATTGGGAGAATTGATCCATCGCTAGTCTTCATCGTTATCATTCTCCTGGGCTTGGTGGGTTTCTGTCATCTGCTTTACCACTTCTTCTCTTAGTCGGTCTATTTCGGTGAGCATTACGCTCATTAAATTACCGACATAAGCCCACTTTTGACGTATGATAGGTAAGGCTACTCGTATTTCTTCCATTCTATCGGTAGTCATTTTCTCTCCCAGTCCTCCTTAATAAGTTCCCAAACCCATCTAAGATATACCCCGACAACCCGATCAGGAAAGGATTTATAGAAAGATATTTGTATCCAAAGGATACAAAATCCTTTTATGGTTCTATCCCGACTCCAATTCAGTTCAGTTCTACTCCACAGGAATATCGGGAAACGAATGTTTAAGGAATCAATCCCCTTTCCATCTATCACCCTGACGTAGAAGAATCTTCCTTTTACGGACATTCCGACTGTTACATAGAAATGATCTTTAATCCACTTCTTCAGTTCCATTCTTCCTCCTTCTGACTCCTGATATGCAGATTGAACTGGTCTCGATATTCTAATTCCTTTCTGAGAATAGACGCTTCCTTCGGAAAGTCCTTATGAAACCAGTCTTGTGTTTCCAACCAAGTTAGGTAAGAATCAGGAACGTCCTCAACATCTTGTCCTGCATAAGCTTTAAATCTTCTGGATAGTTTCCATAATGTTTCGGCCATGCTTTATTCCTCCTCAGTGACTTCTTTCTTTGCATACCAAGGAGCATCTACTCCTGTAGCTTCCCATTCTACTGTCAGAGGGACAATGATCCACGGGAAGATTTCTTTTATCTTCACGGTAGCTATTTCTGTAGTAACATGAATTATGTGGTTTTGCTCCTCAGGAACTACGTCTAGCACACCACTGTCGTAGATTTGCCCCAAGTAGAACGAGTCCAGACCTTCTTCCTCAAAAAGCTCTTTGCTGAGATGTATTGATTTGAGCAAACAATGGAAAGCTGTACCCTGAAACGGATAGTTTACCACTTCGTTCTTACCGAGATAACCACGACATCTGAAACCTGTCAGAAGTTCCACATAACCCTTCTCAATGAAGTTTTTATAATGGGTTTGTCTCCACTCTTGAAAGACATGAAATCTCTTCCATAAACGATCTTCCACACCCTTCATATGCTTGGTAAATTCATCTAAGGCTTTATCCCTGTTCTTGATGATCTTGCAGGATTCTAACCACTCATGAACAGTAATACCGTCGGCTGTCTTTAGGTAAGCACATTCTCTCCATATGTTTCTGGCACAAGCCTTGTATGTTGATCCATACCATTGAGGGAATACAAATCCGTTCTTAGAGAAGAACCTGAGTTTCTTGGTCACCTGACCTGCCGGAAGACAGAAGATGTCCATTGCCTGATCTCGGTGCATATCTGTAGTCGGATCATTACAATAAGATATGAGAGCTGGATCATGGGTATAACATGCTGCCATCTTCACTTCAATGGCACCATAATCCCAGTCAACGATAGACCTGCCCTTGCTAGGAATGATGCCCGATCGGGATAATCTCTTGGCGTTCTCGTCCCTGACAGGAATGTTTGCAAAGTTTGG